TATTGGGTAAAGCCGTCGAGAAAGCACTTATCACAGGAACTAAACTTTTAGTACCTATGTCCTTTGCTATTCACTGGCGTTCTAACCTTCCATGTTTAATGTACGATTATTTTCGCGCATTATTCACGGAGGACGGTATGCCACTACACCTTAATCGGACTGATAGTATCCAGCATCACGACGAAGCGTTCGCCTTTTGGGCGATCCGCCAGGTAATGATGGCCTTTTCAAAGGCTCGCGATGTCGGGTGTATGGTAAGTGATTCCGAGGCCCTAATAGGCTTTCAATCACGTATCACCGGGAAACCGGTGATCACCGCACCCTCTTGGCTTCTTAATAGAGCACGAGCTCTTATTAAAGAAGTCATAGGAGATGATGAACATCTTGATCCGCGTCTCGAGCAATGGCTGGTTGAGCCATACGGAAGACATGGACCAGGCGCAGTTGCCGGGAAGGAGCGAGGGCCACGTAAGTGGTTCTTTAACCGCATTCCTGGTATCGACCCGAAACTATATATGTATCGGGTCTCCACTTTTTATAAGGGAGGATTATATGAATCCGATCAGGAAATTGACGGAGAACCAGATGGTTTCATTAACTCGTCACATTTATCGAAATCAGACAATTCTAATGAAAAGTCTGGAAATGTGGGAGCTAGATCTCAGGTTTTCAAAGGTCTTCTTCGACGCCGAGGAATTTACACCTCAGTGGCGAGAGGACGTCATCGATCGCCTGCAATCTATAACACTTCAACTGTACCTGTTGGACCGATTGGCTCAACAGATGCTGTTGCGCGATCCATATGTGTCCCGAAAGACTTTAGAAGTCCTCGGGTTATATGTATCGAGCCGAAGGAATTCCAATTTGCCCAGCAGGGCATCTGGGAAGTCCTCGAAGGTGTACTTAGAAACCACCCACTTACGAGAAGAAGCATTAATTTCAGAGATCAGTCGCGGAACCAGAGTCTTAGTAAAAGGCCTGGCTTCGCTACCATCGATCTGAAAGATGCATCCGATTTGGTCTCTCTAGACCTTTGTCGGATTCTCTTTCCAAAGAGATTCTTCAATCTAGTTACACGTTATCGCTCAAGGGGCGTATCAATTAATGGTACGGTCCAGAAGGCGACATGCTTTGCTAGCATGGGATCTGCATTGTGTTTCC